CAGGCTTTCTATTTTTGGATGCATTTACAGGAATCTCCTTATTCTTAAAACGAGCGTCCGTCTTAAGTACTATATTTGCAGCATTCTGTTCAGCTTGACGTTTTGTACTTGCAAATCCACATCCACAGTCAAGTCCATCTACAATTAACTGGATGCAGAATGTACCATTCGTGTGAGATAACACGTTGTACTCGGGTAGTGGAATCTTGAGAACCTGGCACCACCGCATGAGCTGGTCCTTGTAGTTGTCGTCGTCCAGGCTCGTATTTGCCTTGCTAAACACGTCCAGAACAAAGCGCTTGGCATGGACCATACCTAAATCAAGGTAAATAGCCCCCACAAAAGCCTCAAAAACATCCTCTAGAATGTTGGGATTCGTGGCCCACCCGTTGCGCTCACCCTTCTCGTCCATGAGAACCTTCTTGTCGAGACCAAGACTCTTTGAAATCTCACACAAGGTTGTGCCGCGAACCATCTTCGTGCGCGCCTTGGTCAGGAATCCCTCCTGCTTCTCTTCATATAAATCAAATAGGTGCTTTGTAATTATAAATCCGAGGACGCTGTCCCCCATAAATTCAAGAGTTTCATACGACCCAGTCAGACCCGAGTAACGTTTCAGGGCTGACTTGTGCGTGAAGGCGCGTTGATACAAATCAACGGATTTAACTTTTGTTCCAACGAGATCATTTAGAAAACTCCTATCTAGTTGAGGAGTTTGCTCCGACATGTTGTACTAGTACCGCAGTTTTTTAAGTCAATTTATTACACAGAAACCTTCTTCGCCACCTTTGGGCGGTCCTCCTTGGGGACCTTGGGCTTCTCCTCCTTTGGGGCCTTGGGCTTCTCCTCCTTTGGAGGCTTCGGCTCCTTTGGGGGCTTCGGCTCCTTTGGGGCCTTGGGCTCAATGATGTAATGACACTTCAGGTACGTCTGCATGTTCAGGAAAGTCAGGTCCTGGCCGGCTGGCACGTCAAGAAGCTTCTTCAGGGTCTCGTCCAGGTTCAGCTTCTGACCCTCCTTCAGGCCCTTCTCCGCCGCATACTGGTTGATACGGCGAGTTACGTTCGCGCGAGAGATCTTGTCGCCCTCTGGCAGGCTCAGGAATTCACGCAGCGCAGGGGACACGTCCAGAAGCTTGTTGAAGCCGTTGTTGGCGGCACGGGCCGCCTGCTTCTCGCCCTGGGGATCCTCCAGGTGCATACGGATCTTGCGGCACTCCTTGCGGACCGCCTCCAGCTGCTTAGACAGGGACTCAAGGGTAACAACAGACTCGGTGGCCATTTCTACATAGCAAGGGAACCTAGGCTTTAAGTCAGTAGAACGGCGAAAAACAGAATGAGCAAAATTGCCAATATGATCTTGGTTGCTACATTCATCACCTTGAGACTGTTCAGTGCATCAGGGACTCCAAAATCAGGATCTGGAATTGGTTCAAATTTTGATTCAAAATCCAAAGCCTGCGTTGGCTCTGAACTCGTTGCGAGATTCTCATTGAACCCAGGAGGAAGGGTTCCTCCAAAAGTCTGCCTGAACTCAATGTCCTTTCTTGGCACTTGACCAGGTTTGGTACCACAGATAGGGGTGCAGCATCCTATATCACAGGGATAAACTATTCCATTCTGTCTATTCACGTTAGCACATATGTAATTAGTTGGGTCCATAGGATCCGTCAGGCACTGGCACCCCTTTGTAGTGAATTCGCTACCACAGACCTGTGGAGACATCTATTAGTTAAAGAGGAAAATAGTTACATCTGGTATATGGAGTACAGCAAACCCCAGAAGCTTCCAGATGGCCGTTACTTTCTGAAGATTGTTGGTCAGCGTCAGCAGCTGAATGGCGTGACCCTGCTGGATGATCTGACGACCAAGTCTCTGAACATTTCTCTTTCTCCAGACCATACAGCAATTTTCTCAACGATTGATGAGGAGATCCTGAGCCAGGCGAAGACCTCCAAGGTGGAGTGGTTTGGTAAGGAGCTTTCCGACGAGACCATCACGAATGCTTACCAGGAGAGCCTGACTGACGGTGTTCTCGGTGCATCTCTGGCCACTGTCAAGGGTGAGATTGTGACTCGCGCTTACGATCGTCAGAAGAACATCGTCGAGCTTCAGGAAATCAAGAAGGATTCTCAGTGCGACGTTGTTATCGAGCTGTCCGGACTTTGGTTCCTCAAGAAGTCGTTCGGTCCCATCTGGCGCGTCATCCAGGTTCGCGTGCGTGGTTCCCCAGCACCCCCAGATTTTCCCAAGGATTATCTTTTCACAGATGACCCAGCCGAGGAGGAGGATCCGGCCGACTATGTCGATTGATCCTAAAAAAATATCCGCGACTTATAATAAATGGATCGCAAGAACCTGCTCATCATGATTCTGGCCGCCGTGGTTCTGTTCCTTCTGTTCGCCCCCAAGACCAGCGGCTTCGCGGCCTCGCACGCTGTCCAGGGCGCGAACCTGCAGGCCGATACTTACGAGAATCCAGCTCAGAGCGCCAGCGTCGTAAGCACCGACTACAACAGCATTGACTCCGTGACCTCCGCCAGCCTCATCCCCCGCGAGGTTGTGCAGACCGAGGACTTTGGCCAGTTCAGTCCAGAGAAGATTCTGACCAACCAGAACTACCTGGACCCACGCAGCCAGATTGGTTACCCAGAGACGCTGGGCGGTGTTCTGCGCAACGCCAACCGCGACATCCGCTCCGAGCCCATCAACCCCCGCACCCCCGTGAGCATCTTTAACCTTAGCACCATTCCCCCAGACACCATGCGCCCCAAGTTCGAGATTGGCAGCGAGTACAATTAAGCAGTTTCCTCGCGCCTTAAATGGTTCTAAATTTTCAAAACAAAAAGTAAATGGCCGACGAGCAGTTTGCCCGTGCTATGAATGAGTGGGTCGCCCTCAAGGCCCAGCTTGCCTCAGCCCGCAAAGATCTTACAGTGCTTAATAAGCGTGAGAAAGATCTTCGCGAGTTTGTCACCCACCACATGAAAACGCATGAGATTGATACCGTTAAGGTCAAGGAGAAGGTCAAGGTGAATCTCAAGGTGAAGAAGACCAAGGGTGGTATCACAAAGGATGTCATTCTCAAGGGTCTGCGAACCTATTTCTCAGGGGATGAGGTTCGGGTCGAGGGGGCATTCAAGGCTATCCAGGACTCAGTTTCCACCAAGGAGAAGGCTTCTGTGACTGTGTCAGGGCTGAAGGACGCATGAAAATGAGTCCTTCGGACTCGACTAGCTTAAGGACGTGACTGCCTAAATCAATAAGTAAAAATGGGAATCAATGACGAGTACTCGCGTGATGCCTACAACTACGAGCTCGCTTACGACTCCGATGAGTCTGGTGAGGAAGACCCCCCTTTGCACCCAGAGGACTGGCAGGACTGGTACTCGGAACAGCTTCTGGATGCATGGATGAAAATCAGGAATTACTCGGATGATAATTACTTCAAAATTCATTCAACGTATAATCACTTTGTCGAGTTTGTCATGAATCCAGAAAACTATTACTCGAACGAAGATCCAGAGTATCATGTTGTTCTTCTTTGGAACTCCATCAAGGATATCCAGGTTATTCACGAGAACATCGAGGTTTCCAACTTTGTTGCTTGGGCGAATATTAATATTGAATACAATTAATGATTGATATCACTGGCCCCAAGGTTCTCCTGCCCGCAATCCTGTTCGGCGTCCTCAGCCCAGGTATGCTGCTTTCTCTGCCTTCACTAAACTTTGCATCGGGTCAGACTTCTTTTATGACGGTTGTGATCCACGCAGTGGTTCTGAGCCTTCTTTATTACCTGATTGCCACGTACTTCCTCAAGATCAGCCTTACCAAGGCTGATTTGATCGTGCCCGCAGTTCTCTTTATGCTGCTGAGCCCCGGTATGCTGGTGACCATCCCTCCAGGCCTGTTCCTCAGCGGCACCACCGGGCCCGTGCCAGTCGTCGTGCACACCTTCGTGTTCGCTCTGGCCTTTGCCACCCTGCGCTCAACTTTCCCACAGTATTACTAGGCCAGTCCGAAGGACTGTTCGCTGGTTGCGTTCCCTTTCTCAATTTCAATTCAAAATTAAAACTAGATGAAGTGCTTAGCACTCGGCCCAGGTGCGATGGGTGTATTCGTGTATCTAGGAACTCTTTATAAACTCAAAGAGACTGGCAGACTAGAGAATCTCGAGGAAATCTCGGGAGCGTCGGCTGGCAGTCTCGTTGGATTTTCATTCTTAATTGGTAATCAAGATATACCAAAAATTCTAGACCATTCTTTGGAAATAAATACCAAGGCTCTTATGAAACCAAATATTAAGACACTTCTGAAAGACTATGGTCTAGTACCTGTTAGTAAAGTTAGAAAAGTCCTTTCAGAATTTTGTTTTAAATTTACAAACAAAATTGACATTACATTTCGTGAGCTGTATGAAATCAGTCCCATAAAGTTTCATGTTGCGGCATTCTGTGTGGATCTCATGCGGACCGAGTACTTTAGTATAGACACGGCACCTGCTATGAGTGTCCTAGACGCCGTCTGTATGTCCATCTCCGTACCCTTTCTCTTTTCTGCAACAAAATTGAATGGATGGCACTATGTAGATGGCGCGACGGCCGAGGTCATACCCTGTGGCCCCTTTATAGGACGGCAGAGGAAGGACGTGTTTGCCGTTAAACTCGCATGGTCGCGTTCAAATGAAATTAAGGATCTAAAAACATATGGACTTTCCATCATGTATTCTGCACTCAGGATGAGGGCCTCATATGACTTTCCAATTTTGGATATAGATTTGGAGGGATCTGATGTGTTCGATTTTGGTGCGGGAAATGAAGGCAAGTTGAGGATGTTTATGCTAGGCCAGTCCCAACAAATATCTTGACAAAAATCAAATGAAGGCAGTGATCCGCGCAGGATACACACAGGTTCGCAAGCGCATGAAGATTACCGTCCGGCGGAAGGACGGAACGAGCTACTCGTACATCCGCAAGGCGGGCAAGACCCGTGTGCGCGCCGTGCCCATCCCAGACGTGGGTGCGGCAGGCAAGGGCCCCAAGCTGATCGGCAAGCTGAAGAAGGGGATGCTGACGCAGTACGGTTACCACCCAGTAGAGGCCATGACCAACCGCCACAAGTCCCTGTCAAAGGGCATCTCTCAGGGCGAGACCCCTCTGGCAGTCTCGCGCCGCCTGCTCGCCATCAGCACCCTGACCAAGCGCACGGCACCCCGTGCATCGCGCATCTACAAGCAGGATGCCAAGTGGATCAAGTCCAAGTTCAAGTGGGGGTTCAAAATGTTTTCCAAGAAGTAGTAAGAGAATGTCGGGGCATTTCACAATGCCATCCGCGACTATAGGCTCGACCACTCATAATCCAATTTTCAACAAAAATTATAACCCGTGGGAAAAGAAGAATCCATTGTATAACAAGGTTAAAGCAAATCTATATTGGGGTATTAACAGGAATAAGGTATTTGAACCTAGACCCAAGTGACCGGGTCCCATAGCCCATGAATTTTAAACCTAAATGGGTAAAGGGGTTGGATGGACCATTCACCCGTGTGACTGAATATATCCACTAGAATATGGAAGGCGTATATTTTTCTGAATGAATTTGGAACTAAAATTAGAACCCATAATGAATGAGGAATTTTATAGAGTAAATCATATAGCCACCACATTCTAATTTCCGACCAAGATTGGGGCCAGTGAGACAGAAAGAGTGCCATCGGTATATCCGGTGCAACCGACCATACCGACCAGGTTCCAAATAAGAGTCTGGTCGTGATGAGGTGTCCAGACCAAAACATCTTTAAGAATAGCGGACTTTATTTACAAATGGCTGATACTATTCGTGATATTTCGCAGAGTGTTTGGTCGGCACTAGGCCCTGGATATTCTGAGCGCGTCTATCACAATGCTTTCGAGGTGGCTCTTCGTAAGCGCGGGGTCCCCTACGAGACGGAGCGTGTTTTGCCTGTGAATTACGAGGGAACTTTCGTCGGCTTCATGCGGGCCGATATCGTAATTGACAACAAGATCATTGTCGAGCTCAAGTCGGCAGCTCGCCTCACCTCCGCCTTCCGGACGCAGGTCCAGAAGTATATGGAGATTACGGGGTGCGACCAGGGTTACCTCATCAACTTCCCAGTGGATTCATCCATCGTGGAGATTGAGTCGTTCGGCAAGCCCTAGACAGTTGGTATATATTCCCAATGCAATTCATCACAAATTCTCTTCCAAATTGTGTCTTGGACGTGAAGCTTCTCAGTTGATTTTAATAGGGGAAAACAGGGCAAGTATTGGTCCTCACTAAGTAATTCACAAAATTTATAGAGGACATATGCATAACTTAAAAAATTCTTTCTCTTCGGAGGTTTATGTTTCTCAAAGGGTTTCTGGATTTGGTAAAACATAAGCCTGAGTTTGTCCTCGAGCACTTGGGGCATCGTGGGTGGCTGGATCCCGTTAAGGATAGTGGTTATATAGGGGACGTGCTCGTAGTACTTTGACTTGTCGAGTTTCTTGAGGAGCCCCTTTACCTTCTCGTGAGTAATCTCAGAGAGGTCCTTGATTTTTTGCTTCTTAAATTCGGATCTTAATTGGACTATTACTTCATCAGGGACGCTCGTGGATTCTTTGGCTTGAAACTGGGAGACCCACTCGTTAAAGTGGTTCTCGCGCTTGTACGAATAGACTATGTTCTTCTCCATCTCCTGCTCCTCCTTGAACCCCACCTCCTCTCCTTGGATGTACTCGGAGTAACCGCACTCTTGGCAAATCTCTTCACTCACCGCGTCGTCGTGTATTCGCGTGTGCTTCTTACCGCACCCTCTACATGGTACGAAGAAGTGATCGCTCTTGGACGACGTTATCACACTGTCCCCTTCAACCTCAATAAGGTACTTTTTGTAAATGTCCTTGCGCTGAACACCCTTGCGCATGGTGATATTCACACCAAGAGCCTTATGAGACTCGACGGGAACCTCACAGACTTCAGACGTGTATTCCCTGATGTGAGACATGGCAGACAGTAAGTAATCACACAATTCAGTTTCTGATTTACATGCACTTACCCTAGTGTTATAGTGAGCTTCCATTGCTTTAATAATAGTAATAATCTTTTATATGAGGCAAAGGTTGTTCAAATTTTTAGGAATTGAACAACATTGGATTCCTCAAATTAAATTTGGAATTATAGAAGGTTCCCAAATTAGGTTGTTAATTTACTTTACGCGTGTATGGGTAATTCGCCGGGATCCATCTCTAATCGATCTTGGGGGCTAGGTAGAATCGCAGGTCCCCCAGATTGGCGATCGTATATCTGAACACGACCGGCATGTCCTCGTTCTCGGAGTCTTGCATGAGCTGGACGCTCGAGCACATGCTCGTAGCCTTGGTGAAGAGGTTGATGTATTTCAAACTGAAAATGTTTCCAGTCCGGGTCACGCTTTCAGGGTACTCGATGATGGTCTCCTGCTCAGCAAAGTCACCAGAGCACTTGAGGATGAGGTTGGTCCCTTCACGGATGATGCTCATGTCCGCCGCCAGGTTCCCCATATCGCGAGCAATCTTCTGAAAATCAATCGAAGGCATGGTCGTGATGACATTCATCTGAATATCAGGGACCTCGAGGATGTCCTCGTTAATGTCAAGCAATTTAAGATTAAAATTGGTAACTGATTTCTTAACTGGATTATCAATGGTCATAGTCATGACATCACGCCCTATGATTTTGATACTAAGTGTATCCTGACCACTGACAGACTTGAGGAGCTTATACATATTGCCCATATTCAGACCGGCTGTCACTGGTTCCGGGCACTCGTACTCCTCAAAGTTTTCACACCCTAGATTCATATGCACTAGGGTCACACGGGCTGTGTCGAGGGTGACGATCCGAACCCCTTGCTCCGTGAAATACACATTAACATCGTTGATGATGTCTTTCAGAACCTCGAAGACGGTCTTCACCGCCGACGCCTGAATCGTCTTCAATTTCATTGTGAAATAAATACATGCAATCTTTATCTAATCAAGGCTAGAGCAGCCGC